TCGTCGCAATAGCAGTAGACCGTACCGTTATACGTGCTGTCACCCCACATGACGAGGTTGGTCTTTTCGGACAAAGTTATGCGGCTTACGCCCGAGCCGTAGCAGTATATTCTGGTATTTTTCTCGAACTTGCCGACAAAGTTGTTATATCGTACCGGGTACCACGTAAGCTCGCCGTCGATACACGGGAAATAGAGGGCCTGTCCCCTGTCCCTTACGTAATCGGACGCGACCTGTATCATTTCCGGAATAGTAGAGGACGATTCGACTGTCTGTGTCCCGAAAATACCGAAGTGGCGCACGTCCATGTCGTCCATGTAGTTCACGAGCAGCCATCTGCCGCCGTAAGTAGACCCGATGACCGAGCCGTTATCTATGCTCGCTGTCGATTCCGCGTCGTATACATAATATACGGCCGGCTTGTCGCCCGCGTCATAATAACCGATCAGCTGTATGAATTTCTTGTCCGAATTCGGCGCGACCGGCACGTCGTCCGGGTTTACCGCGCGCAAGTCCGCGACCGTGGAAATAACCGGGATAAAGCCGGTTTCGAACTGGGCCTTGTAGTCGTCGTAGATATTGTCGGACGAGTACTGGAAAAGCCAGTTGTCCGGGTCCTGCGTCATGTCGGCTTCGCCTATATACTTGTCGAACACTACGGTATAGTCCACGCCGTCCTGGAGGAAAACCTGCTGGACCGTCTGTCCGATAGCGTTGGTAAAAATCGGGTTGGACAAAGCGGTCCCGGCATAATCGTATATCAGTTCCGGTTCCGTAGTATGGAGTTTATAGAAAGTCACGCGTCCGACGAGGGGCCTGCCTTCGGTATCGAGCCAAGAATAGTTATTTCCGAAATTTCTCATATCAGTTCCTGTACTTTATGATGTTGTTGTAGTATTCGCCGATTCCGTTCTGGTCGGTTACCCAGTCGCCCATCGTGTCGCTGTCCATGGGGTATGCATACTGGTCGCCCCGGTCGGTAGTCATGACGGCCATGTTGCCTTCGGGATAGTAATCGAGCTGCCTGATCCAGGACGAGCCCGGATTGAAATCCTCGCGCGGAAAATCGTCGAGCCAGTATTCCGGCATTTCTTCTTCCGCGGCCATCCCGTCGGCCAAGGCGTTCACGAGTTCGTCCTGAGTCATGTCCGGTTTTACGTATTGACGTAAGGCGTCCTCGTGTTCCTGATCAGTCTGCCTGTAAGCCGCGTCCCGGTTAGACCAGTCGAGCAGCATATTCTTTGACCAGTTTCCTAAATTGAATTGCATCAGACAAATTCCTTTACCAAGTCGATTTTCTTATTTTCAATTTCCACGGCTTCCTTGGCGAGCTCGCTCTGCTTGTCCGCTATATCGAGCTGGATATCCACACCCTGCTGCTGGGCCTTGAGTTCGAGTTCGGCCTGCTTTACTTCCATGTTGTCGGCGTGCTTGGCCAAATCGACCATGTTGCGTTCTTTCTGGTTCTGTAAGGCGAGGGAAAGCGAGGCGACCTGTTGCTTGAGCTGGTCGTTTTCGGTCTTCACGAATTCGAGCTGCTGCATGGACTGGTCGATTATACCCTGCATCTGTTTCATCTGGTGGATAGCAACCGGATCCTGGGCCTGAGTGGTAAGCTTGATATTGGAGTCGAGGTTGGCGATAATGTCGTTCTTTATAGACTTCACGTAATCGGATTCGATAGTATCGCACATATGTACGGCGACAAGCGGCTGCATTTCGGCCGGCATGAGACCCGCAATTATTCCGAGTTCCTGCCTGCGCTTCATGTTGTTCGTTATCACGGCCGGCCCGTTCTCGAGGTCGAAACGGATATCGTTACCGTTATTCAGGAGTTCGATTATGATACGGGAAATAGTACGGCACGCCTTGTAAGCGTTGTCGTAGAAGATTCCCACGTTGGATTCCTTGTTGTTCTGCTGGATAAGGATTTCGGTAGCGGTCTTTTCGTCGCCTCCCAGGATTCCGGCAAGAGGAATACCGATAACGTCGGCAATAGCTTCCCTGGAGGTCTGTATGATATTCTGTAAATCCGCGGTCTGGAATTGTTCCGTAAGCGGAGTCGGAGGCGTGCAGCCCTCGTTGAACATAATCATCGAGCCATCTTCGTCTTCCTTCTTCTCGTAATACGGGTCGAGGTTTTCGGCCGCCTTCGTAGAAATAATGATATTGGCCTTTATGCTTCTGTTGGCGCGTTCGATTAGCGTAGAATAGGCCATGTTCAGACCGGCCTGTAAAGTCCATGTCTTGGAAACTATACCTGTATACCTGGTATCGCCGTTATTGTACTGTTCGTATCCGGCAAAACGGACGATAGGGATAAAGCGGATCGGCAAAGTGAGCTGCTTCACGACCTTGTTGCCGCATATCTGGTAATAGTCGACGAAACCGTCGGAATTCTTGCAATAGTACGAAACCACCTGTACCTTGTCCTCTATGTTCGGCCACTGGTCGATAGAGGCGAAATTCAGCTTGGGTAAGGCGCGTGGGTAGTCGAAAGGCAGGATATCGTCGCCGAAAAGCCTCTTGGCCTTGCTTATGGCCATGTAGTTCACGATCGCGCCTTCTTCGGCA